TCGTCTTGCCTGAAATCACCACAGAATATGATTCTACAATTGGTACCCACTCGAGTGATAATACTATCCAACTCATGGAAGGTCATATTCTGACATTCGTCAACAAGTACCACAGCATCATCGATAGTGATACCTCGGATGAAAGAGGTTGTCATGAATTCGACGACGAACTTCTGCTTTAGAATCTCGTACGCATCTCCTCGCTCGAACAACTCAGCGGCAATGTCTTTATATGGCTCTTCATATACCGCAGACTTCTCTTTTTCTGTACCTGGCAAGAATCCGATATCTCGAGTTGGTACAGCAGAGCGAATGATAACCATCTTACGGTGCTGCTTTTCAGCTAACGCTTTATAACCCAGGTAGCAGGCAACATACGTCTTACCTGTACCGGCCATGCCGTGCATTATTAGATGTTTATCGCTCTTGAACGCGATCGCTTGGTTACTTGTTAGTGGTTCTCTTTCTTGTACATTTAGCTGATTACCAGCTAGTGAGGCTGCTCTTTTAGCCATTGTAAGCCTTTAACTGTTGATGGTGTTATTTTTACCAGCACCTTTTTTGATATTATTCAAGTGAGATTCCCAGTCCTTACCAGCCATACTCAATGTAGATTTAGATTGGGATACCAAACCAGGAGCGCTAGTATAGTAACGCTCCCAGCCTGGATTGTTCGCCAACCAATCATCGTATTTTGAAATGGACAAGAACAGTTCACAAACCTCTCCTGTCTCTTTGTTTCTAAACTCATAATTAGGCATATTTTATATCACTCTTTCGAATAACCCGGGTATTACAAAGTTCACTACGACAAGACATTCAACCAGTCTTGAAGAGATGGGATCACCTCCTTATCTCGAAATTTCCTTAATAGCTTGGGTTAAAAAACTACACTTTACTGCTAAATCTACCGTTCGTCTATTATTACCGACTACTTGGGCGAATCGCTTTAATTCTGATTGCCGTTTTTCTAACTCTTCTTGGATTTTCGACATAAAGTCTCCTTTAGTTTAAATTAGTGAAAGTTAACTTGTAAACATTTAAGTTTTATATTCGAAGGATGTCTCCTGTTGGCTGGTTGAAGGGATGGTTATATTAATACTTATCATTGCTGGATAAGATCTGGGAAAGCCTCTTGCACTATTTTTTTGGTAAGAAACTTAACTCCTAAATCCTTATCCTTCATGCCGATAATAAGTTGAGCATCGGCAGGATGAATAGATTCTAATAGCTGAATGAATTTCTGTTCTCGTCGTACCGCAGGAAGTCTGTCACCAGTTCCACCCACAACAAATAGACCAAGTTCTTTATGTTTCTTCAGTAAGGTAGATGGCACCGATTCCGGTCTATTTGGCTCGTAGGGCGGTGAGCCCTCAGGTAGGTTGAATTGCAGGGCATCATCAAAAGAAGCGCGCAGAACGTCTTTGAACGCCCAGACGTCGCGGTATTCTTGCAATACCGCTATTCGATCTTTCTTGCTCTTAGCTTGGTTAAATTTTTCAATAATTTCGTATACTTCAATGCGTCTCATTTTTCATTCTCTATTAACAAACGGTGATATATCTATCTATGTAGTATCTCACATAGAATAGGTTCGATAGCAGCGATATTGACCATTCTGTATTGTTATCACTTGCTCCGAGAAACACTGAGATAACAGAAACTCAGCAATGCGTTTATACTGTTCTCGGTCTGTTGCAACAACCTTGATATTCTTGCGGGTTGACTGGACTACCTCGACGTGCTGTTGTTGAAGCGCTATGAGCTCTGCGTTCAACGCAACGTTCTGCTGGTGTAAATTATTCATGCCGATCATCATAATACATATAGAACCGAGTGCTCCAAATATTGCACCCACTATAATTGATTTCATGGCTTGGATCTCCCCCTGATATAGTATATAGGGAAGATCGGATGGTTATACCGGCAGTTGCATAACCTTTTGTTTCTTAAAGGTACGTCCCTTCGTAGAGAAGATGTTGGTTTTAAACGGAAAGAACTCCCCACCTTCTTCTCTCTGATATCCGTGAAGGCGAGTATTGCGATCACTGACGTAGTAGATGTGGTTCGGGATATTTCCTTCCCACTTAGTGGTTTCGGTCAACTTGTAGTAATGTGTCTCACTCATACGACTGGCCCTTTGGATTGTTGATTCTCATAAACTCTACACACTGCGCCATTGTTCCGCGGAACATCGGACGATTGTATCGATGTCGTCTAACTTCGTAAAGTCCATTAGCTAACTTTATAATATGCATTACTTCACCTGCATCACTTTACCAACAGCCAAATCAGGAGCCTTCTCTTTCTTATAGAAGAACACGCTGACATCATCACGACCTTTAACACGAGCGAAATAGTAATCAATCTCATCACGCATTTCACACGCTTTACTTCGACCAAGAATTTCAACACGAGCGATCAGCTCTTGATAGTCTTTACGACCTTCGTTAGTTTCAAGAACCGCATCAACTACGTACTTCTGTATTGTATCAACCATATTATAATCCTCAATTCAAATTTACCAGTGCATTGTCCAACTTATTACCACGAAGGTCAACGCTATTTCAAAAATATTTTAAGCTGACAATCTTGTTCCTTCACAAGCCACAACAGTGACTCGCTCATCAAAATCAGTGATGCTCATTTCGAAAGGAACGAAGATCTCAGTGGCCATACGTTGAATGTCATATACATCAGATCCAGATACTGAATCAGTAACATACACTGTGTAACCATCACAAATGTACACTTCACGTTCCATCTCAGGGAAAGGCTTTCCGTAGATAGGGCCTTTAGCAACAACACGACCAATCAAGTAAGAGTCCTCACGACCTTCCATTGGCTGGAAGTCAAACGCTTTAATCACATCACCAACTTCAGCAGTATTTTCAAATTTCAACATAATATATTCTCTCTCAGTTAATCTCTCATTCAATATAGCTATTATCTAACAATGTAACATTGAAGACAACAGCTATTTCAACTTTTTTTTAATTATTTTCTAAAAAATCTGTGATGAGTTGAAGATAGATTTCAGTTTGTAATTCATCTTCAAAATCGTTGGTTTGATTTAAATATTGGGTTAACAGATATTGAGACATTTGTAGTAAATGTTCGATTTTGTCATTTTTGGTGATAATTGTATTAGACATAGTGTTCTCCTCAAGTCAACAGAGCCCATTATACCGACATTCAAGCGAAAGTCAACAGTTTTTTTCACCGCGAGTTCTGCGGGTTACCACGTAGCATATAATCGAATTCTCTACATTTAGTGCAATCTCCACAGTGATCGTGCGCAGGATGCACGCATGTATGCACAAGTTTCTGGATATGTTCAGGCAGTGAATTCCACTGTTCTAGCTTGGCCATATGAGCAAGAGGCGCAGACATTGTGGTGTGTATCTCTAGTTTACCTAATACACGCTCAATACTGCGAAAGTGGTCATCTACCCAATCTGTGTGTTTATCGCCTAATCCATCATCAGCGGTGTGTATACCACCATTGTAACCATAGTAGATCTTACGGATATGGGGATTGCTCAAATTGACCAATTGTGCAATGTTCGTCCAAATGAAGAACATAGGTGGAACTGACGCTCCCCACAACGCATTCCAATGATCAGCCATTGCCTGCTTATTACTGTAGGGCTCAGCATTAAAGTATTCGACAATACGCAGCTCTACACCTAACGCTTGCGTTATATTCTCTGCGGCCTGTAATTGTTGTTGCCAATGAGTGCCTAACTCGACGTGGAAGCACAGTGGATTCAATCCACGCTTTAAACAGTCATAGAGAACCGCGGTTGATTCTGTACCACCAGATAATGGTATGATACAATCGTAATCAGTTTTTTGAGATGTGTTTGCTGTGAATTTTGCAGGAGATGAACTCATTATAAAAATCTTCTCTTAACAGGACGTCGTATTCAAACTGCAGCTTAGCTTCGTAGTATGAACACTCTCCTTTAGTTTTACATAGGTGCAGGATCTCGCGCTTGTATCCATCACCACCTTGTTCCTTGACTAGTTGCTTCAGCTCCATATTGGAGCCGTAGTATTTGACCCAGTCAGATTGAACTCGCGTCTTTACTTTGCGCTTCCTGGTCTTGGTGACTGGTAGCGTCTTGGGTTTCCAGAAGAATTTCTTCCCTATGTATTTCTTACCTGTATCAAGCTCGGTAATCATATAAACAAAACCCTGAAAGTCTTCGAGGAAAGACTGTTCAGGGTTGAATTCTTCGTCATTGTACAGCCAGGTCATTAGTACACTCTAAGTTACTCTATAAAGTAATATTTAGTGTACTGGTAACTTACTCGTCGTCTGCGGTTTCAGGGTCTGCGTCCGCACCACACATAGGACAGTGAGCTGGACGTTCTTCGTCGTACTTCACTTCTACTATGGTAACGATATCGCATACTGGACAGTCAATTTCAAACTGATTTCCCATTACGCTACCTCTCGTTCGATTTCATCCCAACCATAGTCGTCACCTTCCATACCGACTACAGAGTATTCCGTCACTCGCTTCTCGAAGAAGTTGTCATGTGACGCCCCATTTAATACCCAATCCAACCATGGAAGTGGGTTGTCCTTTGCAGAGAATAAAGGCTTCATGCCGAGCTGAAGTAATCGGCGGTCTGCAATGTGACGGATATACTGCTTAACTTCGTCTTTGTTCAGCCCTTGAACCTGTGTGCCATCTCCACCTGCATACGCTAGGTCAATGAACTTGTCTTCCAGCTTAACAGCATTGCGAGCCATTTGATAGATCTTAGATTTAAGCTCGTCATTGACAATACGCGAATGCTCATCACAGAATGTGCGGAACAGTTTTGCGTTGCCTTGTACGTGTAGAGACTCGTCACGAATAGACCACTCTACGATAGTACCCATACCCTTCATCTTACCGAAGCGCTGGAAGTTCAACAGCATAACGAATGACGCAAACACGGACATACCTTCATTGAATACAGATTGAGCTAACGCTAATGCTAGACCAGTATGAGAGGCAGTTTCACCTTCTTTCATAAAGTCTATCTTAGCAGCCATCTCCTTGTATTCGAGGAACTTGTGAAAGTCCTCATCAGGTAACCCGAGAGTGTCGTTCAATAGCGCATACGCGCGTTGATGTACAGCCTCACGGGAAGCAAATGATGAGAGCATGTTACGCACTTCATTATTCTTAAACTTGGGGATTAACAACTCGTGGTAGTTTTCTCCCACCTGTACATCTGACTGGGTGAACAGTCGAAGAATATGAGTGATGAATTCCTTCTCCTGTTCGGTTAATTTAGTCTTCCAATCCTGAACGTCTTCCGACAGCTCAGCTTCGTCTTCGATCCAATGAACTTCTTCGTGCTTCTTGGATAGCTCGACAGCCCATGGATAGTAAAAGGGCTTGTATGACTCTGAAAAGTTTAATAGCTTTGATTTTGACATTATATTCCCTAATGTTCTAGCCTTCACAGGCGCGGCACTCGTTATCTTCCGAGGTATCTATCGTAGATGTTTCATTCGATAGTTCCTTCATCAGATCGTCATACCCACCTACGTAGCGGCCTTCGATATAAATTTGTGGTACCGTTTTAACTTTGCGGCCAGTAACCTCTGCCGCAGTCTTGCCCATTTCCGCAAGATCGACATAATCAAATGGTATGCCACGTAATGATAGTTCGTCCTTCGCCAATTGACAGAAAGGACATTTTGCTTTACCATAGATAACTGTTCTGTTATCACCTTGTAGTGCGACACGTTCCACTTTATCTGATACCGTTTCGGCTCGGGACTTCGCTTCCGTACGTAGGTAATAAAGACCTTTCAATCCCTTTCTCCAAGCGTTAAAGTGTACTTTGTTTACTTGACGCTTTGGCGTTCCTGCAGGGAAGAACAAGTTGACCGACTGACCTTGACAGATATACTTCTGACGATCCGCGGCATGTTCTACAACCCAACTCTGGTCTAGTTCTTGGGCCGTTTTGTATATAGCTTTCTCACCCTCTGTTAGGAACGGTAAATGTTGTACTGAACCCTTATTTGTGATAATCGATGTCCAAATAGACTCTTGATCCATTCCTTTATCTTTCAGTAGGGTAATTAGGTACGGGTTCTTAACTAAGAACGATCCTGCACGTGTACGATGAGTATAGGCATTAGCTTTACTCGGTTCGATGCTAGGAGAGGTTGATAGAATTACTCCTGACGATGCATTCGGCGCAATGGCGAGTAGATGTGAGTTGCGTCGACCTGTTCCTTCTCCATCAGGATATTCTCCTCGCTCCTGGGCGAGAAGTTCAGTTTCTGCAACGGCTTCTTGTTTGATAAACTGAAAGACAACATTATTGATCTCCTTCGCAGTTTCACTTTCCCACGCAACTCCATGTTTTTGCAGTAGAGAATGGAATCCCATTGCCCCAAGTCCGATAGATCTCTCTCGTTCTGCGCTATACTTTGCTCTTGATATATCATCAGGGGCATTGTCGATGAAGTACTGCAAGACGTTGTCAAGCATACGAATGAGATCGCGCACAATAGTCGTGTCTTTCCATTCATCATAGTATTCTAAGTTCAACGATGACAAGCAACATACCGCGGTACGGTCATCAGATGTTGGCAAGTGAATTTCATTGCACAGATTAGAACCATGGATCTTCAAACCTAACTTTTTTAAGTTCGCTGGTAAATCTCTGTTAGCAGTGTCTATAAAGTTTATATAGGGCTCACCTGTACGGAAACGAACCTCTAAGATACGTTCCCACAACTTACGAGCATTGACGGACTCTTTGACGGTACCATCTTTAGGATCGCGTAGATCGAATGTAGTATCGTTAATCACGGCAGCCATGAACTCGTCTGTGATGTTAATCGCGTTATGCAAGTTTAGTGCTTTACGCTGTACGTCACCAGTTGGAATGCGGATGTTCAAGAACTCGATGATATCAGGGTGATGTATATCTAAATACGCAGCATACGATCCTTTGCGAGTCTTACCCTGACGGTAAGCAATCATATCAGCATCTACGGTATGCAAGAAAGGAATCGGTCCTGGAGCCATATCTGAAACAGTTCGTACGTCGGACCAATGTCCACCTATACCACCGCCCATAATAGATAACCAACGCAGTTCTGACGAGTGATTAATCAAACCATCGATACTGTCCGGCACATACGTGAGAAAGCAGCTTATAGGAAGGCTACGTGGCTTCTTCTTACCACCTGGAGCATTGGATAGAACAGGCGAAGCGAACATAAACCACTTCTTGCTAACGTATTCGTAAAGCCTATTTGCTAGCCCTTCATCAAGAACGTGTTTGTATGTTGACCAAGCAACTGCCGCTCTACGGTATGCTTGTTGAGGGGAAGTTTCACCGTCCTGTAGGTAAAAGTCTTTCAACATCCCTACTGCATAATCTGTTAATAACTCATCGCGAGCTAAATCAATTTTTATTGTCATTTAATGTAACCCAAATGTTATGTTGAATAGTCGTAGAACGGCTCGTCTTCTTGAAAATCATAATCTTCAATCACCAACTGCTTGCCTGAAGTATAAAACTCTGCCGCACACTTCTTAATGTATTGCAGCTGTTCTTCGTCGTCAAGTAACCCTTCCCACATCATATGATTAAGGAACGAAGCACTCGAATTTTTTACTAGGGAACGTTGTTGTGGAAAATGTTTAAGATCACACCCTTCTAACGAAACGTAGATGAGAACATCATCTTTATGGTTTGTTGCTAGGCTGCCGAAATCTTCATCGGAGAGTTCACAGCCAAACACTATAATCTTATAATCTGTACAATCAATCAATTTCATAATATACTCCTTTAATAGTGTCTATTATATAGGAGAATGCGACAGAAGGCGAGCTTTATTTGTTGGTGTTAGTCAATCTTTTTAGAAGCTCAATTTGATGCTTCCGCTTGTTCTTACGGTCGTACTTCTTGCGCATAACGACTGTTGTGTTGTCGTCACCTGCACCAGGCACAGCTGAGGTAGTCATCGACATCTCTTCATCGAACTTCTGGATGAACTGTTGTAATGTGTACATACTAAACCCTTTTAAGTAATATGGCTGTGTTGTTACCATCTCTGCTGTCGTAGTCAAACGTATACATTTTTTCGTATGGAAACTCGTCTTTTTTTAAGAAGTGGTCTACTAGATCAATAACGCACTGAAACCACTTAGCA